AAAAAAACAAATGGAATATATTTTAGCTGCTTTAATATCTATACCTAATATCTTTGGATATGAATACGTTGGTTATCATGAATGTAAACAAGTAGGTTATATTGAGACTGAACAAGTCACAGTCTCCCCTGCAAGTGTAGAGATGCATGACTACACCAACAACTACATCTTATTTAAAGGTCTTAATCAAGACGGTACTGTATCTGAAATAGCATGTGTTAAGGAGTCTAAATAATGTCAGATAAATTATATGAATGGTCTTACTTAGAGCAAGTTACTTTAAAAGACTTTATTAAAAAGTTAACTCCATTGGTTAAGAATCCTGTTCATAATTTAATAGAGCTAGAGGGAGATATGTATCTCTCAGACTACAGAGATTTACAAGAGGCGTCTAATAGATTGCTTAATTTGTTAAGACAGTTAGAGGGAGAAGCAGAGCTATGATCTATGTCGCATACGTTTTTGCATACCTGATTATCGGCGCGATATCACTGCGGGTCGGGGAGTGGCACTTTAGAGAAAAAGTTCAGCTTGATATAGCGATGATGTCCGTTTGTCTTTGGCCTATCGCTTGGGTTTTGGTGATATTTTTCGGGGTTATGAAAATCTTAATCCCTGACATTTTTGATCGTGACAAGAAGGAGATGAAAAATGATTAAAGAATTTAAAGATTGGTTAAAAATTATTGCTACATTAACAGTAGGTCTTACTTTTATTGGTCTCGTTGTTGCATGGGAGTTTGGTAAAGTTATCGCAGTATGGCAATGGATTTTATCATGATTAAAGAATTAACTTTGATTGGTATGTTGATTGATCCAACAGCTGATGTTGAGTGTCTTGCTAAGAACATGTACTACGAAGCCCGTAATCAAAATCTAGCAGGTATGTTAGCTGTAACTAACGTAGTGTTTAATAGAGTTGATGACGTTAGATTTCCAGATGATATCTGTGAGGTAATTCAACAGGGACCAACAGCTAAGAGTATTAAAGACCCTGATACAGAGTATCCGTTACGACATAAATGTCAGTTCAGCTGGTACTGTGATGGTAAGGCTGACGATCCTATTGATCTAGAAATATATTCGTACACTAGAGGATTAGCTTATGAAATTATTGAAGGAACTTTTCCTTATCTCGATATTACTGACGGTGCTTTATTCTATCATGCTGACTATGTAAAGCCTGAATGGAGTGTGACATTTAAGCAATCACTTAAACTTAATGATCACATATTTTATAAATGGGATTGACATGATCGAGAGCCTTATGCTAGTCTTTATTATAATAAGTCTTGTAAGTATATTATATACATTATCTTCACATATACTTTATAATATATATAGATTTATATTAAATAAATATAAGAAAGAAATGTAATGACAAATGAAAATAAATTATCTCAAACAATTATATCTTACATTGAAACTGTTACTCAAGTACCCATCGATGACCTTGATATGCATCAGGTTAATGATTTCATCTACGATCTCAATGATTGGATCGATTCACAAACAATACAGAATAAGGACTAAAGGTTTTGGCAGAGCCAGATTTTCTAAAAAATAAAAATCAAACATTTTACTTTAAAAATTCTGATGATACATTCAGTTACTGGACTAATACATTTGGTGATCGTATCTTAGAAAATAAAAAAACAGGAAGATGTAAGCTTACAGTCTTTCTTAAAAAGAAAACAGAAGTAGTTGAAAACATTAGACACTTTGATAAAGCTTTAGATATTATATCAGCTATTAAATATAATAATAAGGATAAAGAAGATGGATAATATACAACTTAGTCTTGAAGATCATGAAATAAAAATGTTAAAAGAAAATGTTTATATGCTTCAAGAACAATTAAATACTGCTCATATTAGAATTAAAGAATTAACTGAGCATCTTACTTCAGCGTTAAATTTACCTTCATCTATTTCAGATAACGTACCTCCTGATTATTGGGACGGTAGTTTAACTTATGAAGATTGGTTTACTAAGTATCAACAGGACAGAGAAGCATGACAGCTATATTATATAACTTCGCAGAAGAAATGAATAAACAGTATGATAAAGGTAACGTATCTTTAGAGTATGTTATTAGATCAGAGATGCTTGAACTCGGTTATGATCCAAACAGTAAGGACGATGTTCTACAATATTGGGAGGAGTCCAAAGGAGCTTTAGAAGATGTATAAAATAGTACGAGAGAAATTAGACCTTATGAAAATAAATAAAGGTTACTGGTCTATGGATGAAGTATGTATGGAGATCATCGAAGAGTATGGTCATGAAGCAGGTGCTTTAGCTCGAACATATATCTTAGAAGAAGTATGTAAAATACCTGATGAACAAAAATATATTGAAAAGAATATTCAAGAAGCTCGTAAACAAAAACTTAATATTAAATTGTTCGATAAAGATGTTGAACAAGTAGCTAAAGAAAGGGTATAAGTATGTATCGCCTTTGTCAGTGGATGGTAGGTGAAAAGAAAGTTCATGAAGATAATGTTGATGAAACAACTATTAATACTGTTTTAGATACATATGAAAGTTTGTTTACCAGTATGGGATTTAATCCAGTAGTCTCAGTCAACAGTCGAACTGATCTTCCTATACTAAAAGTTACAGAAAACAATTCTCTTAAAGCAACTTTGTTCTTTGAAAGGACTTAAACCAAATGAATTACAGAGAATATAAAGATAACGTAGATAGTAAGCCAGTTAAAAAAGGACAGTGTAACAGTTGTCCAAGCTCTGACGCTAACGTCACATTTGATGACGGTCATCAGTACTGCTTCAGTTGTAATGCATACACACCACCTGATGGATCAGAAACTACTCTTAAAGTCGTATCAACTACGGAGACACGTTCAATGACTAATCGTGATTGGAGTTACAACGCTCTAACTGATCGTAAGATCAAACGAGAAACAGCTAACAAGTATGGTGTACGCTCTGAGATGTATGGAGATGATGTGAAGTTTCATGAGTACCCTTACTACTCAGCTAAAGGTACTAAGATTGCATCTAAGATACGTGATGTATCAACTAAAGACATGTGGGCTGAAGGTGACATGAAGTCAGCTACATTGTTTGGTCAAAACCTTTTTCCTAAAGGCGGTAAGTTTATTACTGTCACTGAAGGTGAGTGTGATGCAATGGCAGCTTTTGAGCTACTTGGTTCTAAGTATCCTGTTGTATCAATCAAGACAGGCAGTGCTGGAGCATCACGAGATATTAAATCTCAATTAGAATATCTTGATAGTTACGACAACATTGTTCTATCGTTTGATGACGATGAGACAGGACGTAAGGCGGCTAAACAAGTTGCATCTCTCTTCGAACCTAAGAAGGTTAAGGTCATGAAGATGGATGGCGAGAGTGGCTTGAAGGACGCTAACGATTTCCTTAAACAGAGTAAGTTTGAGGACTTCTCAAGACGGTGGTGGGCAGCTGAAGTTTATACCCCTGCAGGTATCATCAATCTAGCTGACATGGGTGATGTATTGTACGATGAGACAACGCAAGAGACTTGTCTGTATCCATGGGAAGGTCTTAACGATAAGTTGTACGGTATTCGTACTGGTGAGCTTGTAACGTTTACAGCTGGTACTGGTACTGGTAAGTCAAGTATCTTACGTGAGTTGATGTACCATATCCTTCAGACTACTGACAGTAACATTGGTGTGCTTGCTCTTGAAGAGAGTGTTAAGCAGACCTGCTTCCATATTATGTCAGTCCCTGCTAATGACCGTCTGTATCTTAAAGAAGTACGAGAGAAGTATGATAGAGAAGCCCTTCAAAACTTTGAAGCTAAGACTATCGGTACTCGTAGGTTCTTTGCCTTCGATCACTTTGGTTCTATCAGTAATGATGAAATCCTTCAGCGTGTTCGTTACATGATCAAAGCTATGGATTGTAAATGGATTTTCTTAGATCACTTATCTATTTTAGTTAGTGGTCAAGAGAACGGTGATGAACGTAGATCAATTGATATTCTAATGACTAAACTACGGTCCCTTGTAGAGGAAACCAATTGCGCTCTGCTTCTCGTTTCACATCTACGCAGAACTTCTTCTGATAAAGGTGCAGAAGACGGTAAGGAGATTTCTTTGGGACATCTACGTGGCTCACAAGCCATTGCACAACTAAGTGATGCAGTGATTGCATTGGAACGAGATCAACAAGCAGACGATCCTATCGAAGCTAATACTACACGAGTAAGAGTTCTAAAGAACCGCTATGCTGGTGATAACGGTATTGCTTGTGCCTTACAGTTCGATAAGGAAACAGGTAGGCTTACAGAAGTTGATGGACAGATCGACGTTGACTTCAATATTGAAAACGAGTATGCTGAACTCTATGGTGACGATAACAAAGCACCCTTCTAAGTATATATAATAGGTAACATACTTAGTAAGGAAGTTCTGCGAACTTACTAAGTTGTTACTATTAAAAAGAGGAGTCAGCTATGAAAGTGGTTTGCGATATCGAGACTGATGCTCTTGATGCGAAAGTAATACACTGCATCGTATGTAAGGACATAGACACTGGTACACGATGGTCATTCTTTAATGAATCACTAAATGATTTTAAAGAGTTTGCTAAAGATGTTGATCATTGGATTGGACATAACTTTCTAAGCTTTGATGCTCCTGTTCTTAATAGACTTATGGGAACATCAATAAGTCCTAAACAAGTTACTGATACTTTGATACTATCTCAAATAGATAAACCTGATCGTGAAGGTGGTCACTCTCTTAAATCATGGGGTGAACGTATTGATGATAATAAACTTGACTTTAAAATCTTTGATTACTTCTCTCAAGAAATGTTAGATTATTGTATTCAAGATGTTGATCTTTGCGATAAAGTTTATAAACACTTATTTAAAAAGTTAGCTAATTATACTTCTAATTCAATTCGTATGGAGCATACCATTCGGTACATTGTGAATGAACAACAATCAAATGGATTTGCTTTTAAATTTAGCGAAGCTAATATATTTAAATCACAACTCACAGAATTAATGATAGAAGTTGAGCAAGAAGTTCATAAGACTATGCGTCCTATGGCAGTGTGCTTAAAAGAAGTAACACCTGTCTATAATAAAGATGGCAAGTTATCTAAACGTAATCTAAAACTTCTTGGTGACATGCAAGAATATGTTTGTGGTCACTTTAGTTTAATTAAGTTTAATGACTTTAATCTGGGAAGCAGACAACAAATAGCTAAACAACTTATACGTAAGGGTTGGAAGCCAACTAAGTTTACTGAGAAGGGTAGCATTATTGTAGATGAATCTGTTCTTGAGAAAGTTAATTTACCTGAAGCTCAGATGATCTATCGTTACCTTATGTTACAGAAACGAATTGCCCAGCTTGATAATTGGTTAAAAGCTTACAGCTACGATAGCGGCTGTATTCACGGTAGGGTAATTACATTGGGTGCTAACACAAACAGGATGACACACATGTCTCCTAACGTCGCTCAGACCCCTGCTAGTTACAGTCCATATGGTAAGGAGTGTAGAGAGTTGTTTACAGTTCGATCTGATGATCGTGTTCTTGTAGGATGTGATGCAAGCGGTCTTGAACTACGATGTCTTGCTCATTACATGAATGACACTCAGTTCACTAAAGAACTACTAGAAGGTGACATACATACAGCTAATCAAAAGATGGCTGGACTTGAGACCCGTGATCAAGCTAAGACATTCATCTATGCTTTAATTTATGGTGCAGGTCCAGCTAAGATGGGTAAGATTGTAGGTAAGGGTAAGTCAGCTGGTCAGAAGATGATTAACGATTATCTTGATGCCGTACCTGCTCTACGTAGACTTCGTAAAAAGATTGATAAAGCATCAGCTGACGGTATGATCAAAGCTGTTGATGGGAGACTACTAAACATACGTAGTCAACATAGTGCTTTAAATACTTTGTTACAGGGTATGGGAGCTATCGTTTGTAAGTATTGGCTTATTGAGATCATTAAACGAATACACAAACACAAACTTGATGCGAAACTTGTAGCGTCAATTCATGATGAATATCAATTCGATGTTCATAAAGACTGTGCCGAAGATTTTGCTATGCATACTAACAAAGCAATTAAAGATGTTGAGATTGATCTTGAGTTACGTTGTCCGTTGGACAGCGATTATAAGATTGGTAACAACTGGTGTGAGACACATTAAATAAAAAAGGAGATTATGAAAAAAAAGTATTGACTTCAATTATAATATCTATATACTACACACTATGGAAAAGAACATTGTGTTCTACAATAACAATATAAGAAAGGACTTCTTATTTATGAAAACTAAATTAACAAGCTCACAACGAGTTTTAGCTGCACTACGTAAACGTAATCGTGTTACACGTAAGACGGCAATTGAACGGAATCTTGCAGAGAATCTTACAGCTACAATTTCTGATCTTCGTAAGAAAGGTTATGTTATTGACACGGTACGAGCGCGTACTCCTGAAGGTGTAATGTATACACGTTACCGTCTTGTCAGTGAACCACAACTTAATATCGCAGCTTAATTTATAACATATATAGAAAGGTTTTTAATATCATGAGCATTATTAATGGTACAGCCCATTGGGCTTCAGTAGTTCAACCTAACACTAAGTTTGAACCTGTTTGGTGTATTGACGTTTGTAATCTAGACGCTAAAGCTAAAAAGATTTTGAAGGCTGACGGTGTAGCTGATAAGATTAAAAATATCGGTGATGATCGTGGAGACTTTATTAAGATCACACAGAAAGTTGATAAACGTGACGGTACTCAGTTTGATGCACCTAAAGTTGTTGACGGCATGAAGCGTCCATTTAGTCAACTTATTGGTAACGGTTCTGAAGTTGCTGTTAAGTATACTACCCGTGATTGGGAGTATGCAGGTAAGAGTGGGGTAGCAATGGACTTGAAAGCTGTACAGGTATTGAAACATATCTCGTATGGTGATGGAGAAGACTTCGATGTAGTAGAGAGTTCTACAGGAGGTGATGTCGATGACATGGATGACTTCGATGATCTACCAATGACTGCGGCTGGTTAACTATTAGCAGTCATTACTAAGAGAGAGGAGCAGGGTTTTGTACTCCTTTACCTGCTCCTCTTTTAGTATCTAAGGGAACTCACAAGAGGAAAAACTATGGCTAAAAAGAAAAAAAATATAGATACTCTCATTGAAGATATTTATAAAGTCTTTGAAGATCAAGTTACTCTGCCGGATGATTTAATAAAAGATTTTGGTACTCGTGTATCAGACTTAGTTAAGAATCGTATTGAAGAAGTACGTAGTGGTGCTGAAGGATTACGGCTATCACAGATTGGTACACCTAATAGAAAAGTATGGTACGGCTTACAGAACTATGATAAGAAGCCTCTTACTGGACAGGATCGTCTAAAGTTTATGTATGGTGATCTTGTTGAAGAACTTCTTTTGTTATTAATTAAATTAGCTGGACATACTATCACTGATGAACAAAAGACAGTTACAATTGAAGGTGTCGTAGGTCATCAAGATTGTAGGATTGATAATGTAATTACAGATATTAAATCTGCTAGTTCATTTGGATTTAGAAAGTTTAAAGATAACTCAATAACAAATGGTAATGATCCTTTTGGATATATCGCACAGTTATCAGCATACACTGAAGGACAGGGTGAAGATGCTGGAGCCTTTCTAGTTTTAAATAAAGAAAATGCTGACTTACATTTACTTCATATTGATAGTATGGATATGATCAATGCCACAGATCGAATTAAAGAATTGAAAGGATTAGTAGATGCAAAATCTCCACCTGCTCGTTGCTATTCTGATGAGCCTGATGGTGTTAGCGGCAATCGTGTTCTCCCCATTAGTTGTGTTTGGTGTTCTTATAAGCATTCTTGTTGGAGTGATAGTAATGATGGGAAAGGACTGCGTACTTTTAAGTATTCAAAAGGTTCGAGATATTTTACTAAAGTTTATAAAACACCTAACGTACAGGAAATAACATGATTGAAGTTGATATTGCAGTAAAAGCTATTGACCGTGCAAGAAAACGGGCATCTGAAATGCCATCGACACTTAAAAACTCTATCACTAAAGGGGCTGGTATCTTAACTGGCTGCGTAGGTGAAGAAGTAATTAGAGATGTTGTAGGTAAATCTAAAGTGAAAGGCGAGTTTAATTATGATTTTGATTTCACAGTTAAATCTACTGGTCAAACAATGGATGTTAAAACTAAATCAACTTCTGCAGTGCCATTGCCCCATTACGATTGTAGCGTCAGTGGACACAATACTAAGCAGAAATGTGATAACTATGTCTTTGTAAGGATTACGAGAGACTTAACTAAAGGGTGGGTATTGGGTTATCTACCAAAGCAAGAGTTCTTTGATCTTGCAAGATTCTTTAAGAAAGGAGATTCCGATCCATCTTCTCCTAATAAGTTTACGTACAAGTCTGACACTTACTCAGTTCGTATTGATCAATTAAAAGATATTAATTTATTAGTCGCATAATGGCTAAAAGAAAAAAGAATAAGAAGAGTACGAACAAGTACCGGAGTGGTTCAGAAGTTAAGTGCGCTAATCTTTTAGAGAAGCGTAAGATTGAATACTTATACGAACCACATACTTTTTCTTACATCGTAGAGAAGACTTACCTGCCTGACTTTCAATTAGAAGAATACGGTTTCTATATTGAAGTTAAAGGCAGGTTTGTCTCTTCTGATAGAGCTAAACATTTACGTATTAAAAAAACATATCCTGAAGTAGACATTAGATTTATATTCGACAATCCAAATGCAAAACTATATAAGGGATCGAAATCAACGTATGCTGACTGGTGTATAAAACATGAATACAAATACTGTAAGCTTGCAGATGGCTTACCGAAAGAATGGTTTAGAAAATGACAGACACAAATATATCCTTAATACTTGATGACTTTGTTTCTTCAAGTGCTGAATCATCTTCTCCAGAAAAAGTACTGTTTCTAGCTGTAATCTTACAAGCAGTATTAGATGCAACTAAACCATACTATCAGGGAGAGCCGGAACAATCTGAATTAGATAGACGATCAGCCAAAGCATGGTTTACAGCAAGCATAGGAGTTACATCTAAAGACTTCGAGACTGTATGTGATTTAGCTGGTGTCGATCCATCTTATACAAGATCATTTGCTTACAAGATAATTGAAACTAAAGAAGTTAAGTTTATCCGAAAAAGGATCAATGCATTATTGACGCATAGCTAGAAAGGGTGTATAATATGAGTTTATCAGATGACGTAAAGTTTACTAAATCAGATGCAGATAAAGTACGCTGGAGATTTCTACCTTTATCTGTTATTCGTGATGTAGCTTCTGTATTAGATTTTGGAGCTACTAAGTACGGTGGAGATAATTGGAAGAAGTGTGATGATTGGGACAGATACTACGATGCACTCATGCGACACATTGATGAGTGGCGTAGTGGACAGACAGAAGACCCTGACACAGGTAAGCATCCATTGATACATGCTATCTGTTGTCTTATATTTTTAGCTTGGAAGGAAACAGGAAGTAATGATGAGAAGTAGAACACGAGAAGAGAAAGTTGAAGAGTTTCACAAATCTTTTAAACTTGATATCAATAGTCAAGCGCGTGTCTCTCTTTTAAATTTAAGAGCTAAACTAATTGAAGAAGAGACACAAGAAGTTGTGCAAGCAATAGATGCGATCTCAACTGAATTAATATTTCATAAAAGACCTTCAGCCGATCACTGGGGGCATTTACTTAAAGAGTTATGTGATCTACAATATGTATTAAGTGGAACTATCGTAGCTCTTAAAGATTTACCTACTCATGTATTTGATGCTGCATTTAATAGAGTGCACGACAGTAACATGTCTAAGTTAGACGATGAAGGTAATCCGATCTACAATAAAGAAGGCAAAGTTTTAAAAGGGAAAAACTATAAAGAACCCGATCTTTCAATCTTAGTATAATTAAAGGAGATACTATGACAACCAACTACGAAGACTTTATTCACATATCTAGATACGCTCGTTTTATTCCTG